GTCAAAATTTATGATTACAAAATCTGCGTCTTCCCATTTCTTTCCATCAATAATGGAAATACTTCTGTCTGTGTAGTTTGAGATTTCTCTTTGCCAGTTAATCTTTAATGATGCGGGACAGATAACCAAAACTTTCTTGGCACCCGTTTCCAACGCCCCCACCACAGTAGCGGTTGTTTTACCAAGTCCCATATCATCAGCCAAAATAAATCTTTTGTTAACAACCAATCGTTTTACCGCTTCTTCTTGGTGGGACATCAATGGACGGTGGAAATATTTTGAAAAATCAATCTCAACGTCTTTAATTGAGTTATCCTTTAACATCGCCGCTTTTGGAACCCAAAAATCAAAAATTTCTTGACGGTCAAAAAACTTACCCCAAATATGAAATGATACATCTTTTTCCACCAATAATTTTTCAACATAAACTTTGGTTGGGATTTCAATATAACCTTTATCGTCCGCAATCTTTTGAGCGAAGTATTGGTCAAGGTCAACCCATTTCTTGGCAACCTTTGGTGTGTTTGGGGAATAATTTACAATGTATTCGGCTTGTGACCTTGTTGGATAGAACTTTTTATTTATCCTGAATTTTTGTTGTAATTTGAGAATATAATTGTTTGCACCGTCGTATGTCTCTAAAATATTTAGGGCTCTACTTTCTATGGTGGTTAAAACATTACTCATACAATATTATAGAATAATAATAAAAAATTAGGTATTTATCAATAATGGCAGTTTTTGATAATGAGTTGGATGCTAAAAAAGCAATTATGAAACTAATATCTGTTTTCACTAAGAATGTTGAAGGATTAGATAGAGTTGAATTAGATAACTTTGTTATGTATGCTCCGCCACAAGACACGTATTATGCTGGTTATGTGTTCTATGTTAACAAAGACAGTATAGACCGAGAAACTGCCAATAGAATACATGGATTAAAACATCGTTTAAATGATGCAATAAAAAAATATTTAGGTGTAACACTAAAAGCAGATAGAAGTGAAATAAAAACATTAAGCTCAACAATAAAATAATATGGCACAGAAATTAGTTCCAATAACAAGATTAGGTAAATTCTTCGGAGGTGAAGATTTTGACTTAGATATTTCTATGGGTAGAGAATGGTTGGATGGTGATATGAATTTCACATTGGTCTTATACAAGGTTGACAAATACAAAACCAAAACGGATGATGTTTATGGTGAAGCTTTAGAAGATGGTATCCAATTCTTGGCACCTGTTCAGTTTAAGGCGTATGTTAAAATTGTTCAACCTGAAAACAAATACTTGGGAACATCAAAGATTGCTCAAACCGAACCAGGCAATATGACATTTTCTGTTTACCAAAAAGATTTGGATGAATTACAAATCAGTATTGATTTCGGTGATTATATAGGATATTACGAAACAGAAAGTAGAGTTAGATATTATACCGTTGTAGATGACGGAAGGATAGTATCAGATTTGAAACACACTTATGGTGGATATAAACCATTCTACAAAACTTATGATTGTGCTCCTGTAAACATGAATGAGTTTAGAGGACTATAACTATTTATACATAATGGCATTACCAAAAAAAGTTGTTAAACCAACACTTCCTTTAAAGAATCAAAAAATTCTTTATGGTAGAAGGGAAGAACTTCTTAGTTACATTACTAAGGACGGAACTTATTTACCTAAGTCAGTTTTACATGACGACTTGGATAGGGGGATGTTGGATTTTGTTAAGAACACTTTGGAAATGACCACATCAGGTGCGAGAGTTCCTGTTGTTGATATTATCATTACATCACAGAACTGGGCTCAGTTCACTGAAACATGGAACTTCAGAGATTTGGATAACAACGTTGATTTACCATTCATTACGGTTATCAGACAACCCGAAGTAAAATATGGAAGTAACCCCACCATTTACACAATCCCCGATAGAAAACAATTTTTATTTGCGGTGGTTCCGACTTGGGACGGTAACAGAAGGGGTGCTGATGTTTATACCATTCCACAACCAATACCTGTGGACATTACATACCAAGTTAAAATTATGTGTAACAGAATGAGAGAATTAAACCAATTCAACAAAATTGTTATGCAGAATTTTTCATCTCGTCAAGCATATGCGTTTATCAAAGGTCACTACATTCCAATCATTTTGGATAGTATATCTGATGAAGATGTTATGGACTTGGAAAAAAGAAAATTTTATATACAAACATATAACTTTACAATGTTGGGTATTTTGATTGATGAGGAGGAATTTGAGGTTAAACCGGCAATATCAAGAACACTTACTTTAACTGAGGTCGGTACTAAATCTCTGAGAGGTAAAAGAAATGTTTATCCTCTAAATCCTGACACATTTGAATTACCGTACCTATATTCCGCAACCGAAACTTCAGTGGAAAAAAATATACCATATAGAATAAATTTAAACAACTTATCAATAGATAATATTGATTCGTATGATGTGTTTATTAATGGTGATTTTTTTGGAACCGATTTGGCGTTTTTACAAATAAATTCAGGAGATGTGTTAAGAGTTGATATAACCAAAACAAACCCATCTATTGAATCTGTTTTGACATGGTCAGCAACGATTGTTTAATTCTCACCATACAAATCTCTTTTTTCTTTACATTTTTCTAAAATTAAAGTTTCAAGGAACTTGTAAATTTTTAATCCCCTTTTGTCACAATATCTTTTTAACACATCATGTGTCTCAACAGATATCTTTAAATTTTTTATCTTCTTGCGTGGTTTTTCCATAAGGTAGAAAAAAGGCAGAAAATAATCTGCCCAATTTATAAATACATACATAGAAGTAAAGTTTTTGTGTTTTTGGTGGATATTTATACAATAAAATAAATTTAGACAATAAGAAAACAGAGTAATGGCAACATCAAATAAAGTCTTCGTTTCACCAGGTGTATATACATCGGAAAGAGATTTAAGTTTCGTAGCACAAAGTGTAGGAGTAACTACATTAGGTATTGTAGGGGAAACAATCAAAGGCCCTGCCTTTGAACCAATTTTCATAACAAATTATGATGAGTTCCAAGCATATTTTGGAGGTACTCAACCTGATAAATTTGTTGGAACACAAATACCTAAATACGAAGCGGCTTACATAGCAAAATCATATCTTCAACAATCTAACCAATTATTTGTAACCAGAATACTTGGTTTGTCGGGTTATGACGCAGGTCCGTCTTGGTCCATAACAACAATAGCCAACGTTGACCCAGGAACTATTGGAATGGACGACACAGCAACAATTCCATGGTCAGTTGAGTATTCAGGAACTACGGGGTCATCATCTACTATCACATTTAACATTAATGGAACTACACCGTTCCCAACCCCTATTACCAACCACTTTGGGTCTTATACTACTTTTAACGGTGGAACATCATCTATTAGTGGTGATATTCAAAACTTTATATACGACATCGCAATTGACGCAATTTTAGGAGGCGGTTCATTGAGTCAATCAATTGCTTTCTATGGTAGTATTAATGATACCGATTATGATAACTTAATCAATGTTGATGGATATACACCAGAAACAAATGTTTTGGGTGTTAATGATGTTGAGATTGGTATGAATGATTTAGAAAGTGATACTAACGATTCGTGGTATTATGCTTTATTTGATAACTTAGGTAGTTGTGAATATTCGGGTTATTCATTCTTTAATGTAGTTAATAATGTGACACCTATTGACCCAGGTTTAACTGGTTCAGAATTTTCAGGTGTTGTGTCAGGTAATTTATATACATATTCAGGTGTATCATATTGTGATTATGACAATATGGTTGTTGCAACTCTTAGGTCAAGAGGATTGGCAACTTACGTTGGTAACAACCTAGGACCGGCATATTATTGTACAGGAGCAACATTTGATTGTTCGTCGGTTCCAACATATTCAAATGTTTCAAAAGACCCTTATGCAACTTTTGCAATTACAGGTTCAACATTAGGAGATACAACATTTAGTTTTGAAACTTCGTTATCTATATCACAAGCTAATTATATTTCAAAGGTATTTGGTAGAACCAATTTTGGTAAAGAACAAGCGGACGTTCCTTTATTTGTTGAGGAGGTATTTCCAACATTATTAAATAATTCTTATAACCAAGGTTATATTCGTGGTTTAAATTGTGGTTTCGTTGAATTACCAGATGCAAGAAGTAACGACTCATCTTCAATAGCTTATTACTTAGACAAGTACCAAAGTGCAGAATCTCCTTGGGTGGTTTCTCAATTAGAAGGAACTAAAGTTACTAAATTATTCAAAGTATATACAATATCTGACGGAGACAGTTCTAACTATGAAGTTAAGGTATCTATCTTAAACATTTCATTTAACAATGGAACTTTTGATATTGGTGTTCGTAGTTATTCAGACACGGATTCGAATCCTGTTTACTTAGAAAAATTTGTTGGTTGTACTATGGACCCATTATCTAACTCATATGTTGGTAAAAAAATAGGAAGTAAAAACGGTGAATACGCACTTCTTTCTAAGTATATTATGTTAGAACTTAATGAAGAAGCACCAATTTCATCATTACCTTGTGGGTTTGAGGGTTATAACTTTAGATTATACGACGGAGTAACAAGTCCGTTCCCAACATACAAAACAAAATATAATTATCCTAACGAAATTATTGCAAATCCTCCTTTTGGGTCTGCATTTGGTGGGGACAACGCAATTTATAGTTCAGGAGACAAAATAAGACAAACGTTCTTAGGTTTCTCAACCGCATTTGCATATGGATGGGACCCTGAATATTTTGCATTCAAAGGTAGACGTAATACAGGAAATCTTTGTAGTCCGGTTGAACCATCTCCTTGGAATTATTTATCTAAAGGTTTCCATATGGATTCAGGTGCAACAGTTGTTACCATTCCAGCAATATATTCAACTTCAGGAACATCTATGTTTGATGTGGGAGCAGCATCATTCCAATCCGACCCAACTAACCCAAATGACCCATACTACACAATTCAATCACGTAAATTTACTTTCTTAGTTCAAGGTGGTTTTGATGGTTGGGACATTTACACAAGAAAAAGAACAAATACCGATAGATTTATTATTGGTGGTTCAGGATGGGCTAACGGTGGTTGTAATTTCTTAGGTAGATATCCATCGGCAAAAGATTCGGGTATGTTCAAATCTATTGTTATTGAACAAGATGTAACAAACTGGTCAACAACTGACTACTACGCATACTTGTTAGGTATCTACACTTTCAACAATCCCGAAGCGGTAAACATCAACGTTCTTGTTACTCCAGGTATTGATTACGTGAATAACTCAAACTTAGTTGAGTCAGCAATAAGTATGGTTCAAGAAGATAGAGCAGATTCTTTATACATTTGTACAACACCTGACGTAAATATGGATTTACCAACAGTGACTGTCGATGATATTATTTACCCAACTCAAGCGGTTGACAATTTAGACCAAACGGGTATTGATTCTAACTACACCGCAACTTACTATCCTTGGATTTTGGTAAGAGACACGGTTAATAATACACAAATTTATATTCCACCAACAGGTGAAGTTACAAGAAATTTGGCATTAACCGATAATATCGCGTTCCCTTGGTTCGCATCTGCGGGTTACACGAGAGGTTTGGTAAACTCAATCAAAGCAAGATTGAAACTAACACAACCACAGAGAGATACTTTATATGAAGGTCGAATTAACCCAATTGCAACTTTCGCTGATGTTGGAACTGTAATTTGGGGTAACAAAACACTTCAGGTTAAACAATCGGCTCTTGATAGAATCAACGTAAGAAGATTGTTATTACAAACTCGTAAGTTAATTTCAGCGGTAGCAGCTAGATTGTTGTTTGAACAAAATGACGAAAAGGTTAGACAGGATTTCTTAAATTCAGTTAACCCTATCTTGGATGCTATCAGAAGAGACAGAGGTTTATACGATTTCCGTGTAACAGTTTCTTCAGACCCTGCGGATTTGGATAGAAACCAATTGGTTGGTAAGATTTATTTGAAACCAACTAAATCATTA